GTGGAGGTGGTTCACTTACTGGATAAGTAGATGGCTCTTGTTGAGCATCATCAGATGTATAAATGACTTCATCTTTATTTTGACAACAGCAGCAGCAGCAGCAGCAGCAGTTACGAGGAGTTGTTTCCATTTCTGAAATAGGTTGAGGTGCTGCATTAACCATCGCGGATAATACAATCGTTATCACTACAGCTCCTGTAATGAAATCTTTTTTTATTGTTTTCATATTATTTTTCGTTTATTGTGGACCACAAATAATAACAGATTACTGCTACACAAGCGGCACCGATAAAAATCTGTGCGATTTCTCCTAATTTTAATGTAATATATTCCATGATTAATAGTGTTCTTGATAAAGTCAAATGGTGTTAGTTTGCGGCCATAGTTTTTCAAAGTAATAGTGAACGAATGTCATAACAAACGAAATAAAAATACCGAACGCTGTAACGTGCCAATCACCAAACCAAATTCTACCCATAAGCGAGCATAGTGCGATCGACAATATGCGCCAAACAATTACCTTTGTAGTTACTTCCATAATGATTAATAATGTTCGATTTTAGATTGCTTGCCAGCTGCTTTATTAATTCCCTTCAAGACATCATTCCAACCAGATCCTGCTCGTTTAATCATTCCAACAGAACCCTGAAAATTTAACCCTGGCGCACAAATACCTCTCCTTACTGTTCCACCATTTTCGCAAGGACATGGCTTTCCAACAGGTTCATCTCGGTTATCGATGGTGTGAGTCTCTTCCCACACTCTTTCACATTTATCGCAATAGTAATCGTATATCATAAGGTATTATTTATGGAGTTTAAACCAATGTGGTGTTTCTCTATTCTTCCAAGTCATCGAGAATCTTTTTTGTTTTGTCTGATAGAATTTTTGGTATGAACCAATGGGGTCATCGTAATTCATACATTCTGGATTAGAACCCATAGCGAGGGCAAAGGGCGTCATATAGGATTTCTTGATATTCTTTGGTATATCTTTTAGAATATCAAGAAGTTTAGTCTCTGAGACATGAATCTTTCCATACCGATAAGTATATTCCTTACATAGATATCTGAATAATTGATAATGCCATTTATAATTCATATGAGATTCCATAGTCCACAAAGTGGACGGATGTTTCATATGAACAGCTTTATATAAAGTACCTTCTCTCTCATCTAACAATTCCCAGTACCGAGACATTGTTTTGCCAGTAGATGATGGTCGGCGTGATTCTTCGCCATCAAGGATTCTATGTGCAGTAGACAACATCTGTGCGGATTCAAGAATCATTTTACAAACGTGCTTGTCACAGTGCCACCTAGCGGCAACTTCTGGTACGGGAGATAGAGCGAATATATTCATAATATAGTATTATAAATCAAATTGATCATATGTAAAGACAATAATCTTTAGATTCTTTTACATCTATGCTTTAGATCATTCTTATAGTGGCGATCATCAATCTTTCTGAGTTTATCCTTAATAAGAACTAGTTCTCTTTTTAAATTATCAATGATTTCAATTAAGTCTGCTTCTTTCATTTTACAAGTGTTGGAAAAACTGATTTGATTAAACTCTCTGATACACGAGAGTATTCCTTCATGACGTTACCATCTTTAGCCAAGCAGACGATATTAGCATCCTCTTCAACCAAAGATTCAAGAATCTCGATGAACAACTTTTCTTTCTTGATGGCGTTTGTGCCATTACCCTTAACACATCTTCCCAACATCTTGATCTTTACTTCAGGTTTACCATAAGGCTTTTCATCACAAGTGAATGGTGGTTTTCCGCTTGGTAGCTGTAGTTCGATATCCGAATGGAAGTTTAAATGAAGGATCGTTCGAAGTGAAAACGAATCATTTTCCTTCAGAATTTCCTGTCTTTCTGCACGTGTGGGTGCCTTTTGTATTTCGGTGAATATTTCGTGTAGTGTTTTCATAATGATATTATTTAGTTTGAAAATCTTGAGCTGCCTCTACCAACATTGCGCAACGGTTTGTGATAAGATAGTTCAGAACATCTTTCTTAGGTTTCGATACTTGCTCAGCAGTAGCCTTGTGAATAGAATCCACGATTTCTGTTGGGATGTAATCGAGATCAATGACTGCTCTGTTGCGATGGAAGTTGCGCAGAGTTTCAGTGTCCATAACAGATTCCAGGTTATCTTTACTTTCATACCATTCAAGGATCTTCTTAGCGCGCATCGGCCTTTGTCGAAGACCTTCAGTGAATGTGTTATCTGGACTTAATACATTTGGAACACCATCACTACTATCACCCTTACAGATGTGTTCGAATCGATAGAAGAGAGGATCATTGATTGTGATGAAGTCTCGTTTCATTGGACTAAACTGTTTCACATTTGAATAGCGGTGAAGTTGTAAGAAATCTTTATCAGCCGAAATAATCACGACTGGTTCATTCTGACCAAACTCTTGAGTAGATTTGGATAAGACTGCAATGATATCATCGGCTTCTGCGTTGTCAACATATACAACTGGATACGGAAAATTCTCTTTTAACTCATCACGAACTAGATTAATTAATCGAAAGAATTCTTTCCAATCTAAGGGTGATTCATCACGATTCTTTTTTCGACCAGCTTTATACTGAGCAAATGCTTGCTTTCTCCAAGATCCGCCATCGCATGCAATAACAGTCTGTCCATATTTTTCACGGAATTTGAGATTGTACTGCCTGACTCGGTTAAGAATCATATGGCGAATAAGACCCTCTTCAATATCTTGAGGTCGGTCTTGTGAGAAGATTGCCGCAATGGCAATAGCTGAGTAGTCGATGATAATCATTATGTAATTTTCCTATGTTGTGATAATTCTATTATTTTGAATCATTACTGATTATATCAGAATAACACCATATGTCAAATCTTTTTTTACTTCCAAAGACTCCTTAGATGATTACGGTGTATTTTTCCACCCACAAATCCATTGTGATACTCATTGGGCTTCAATATAACGTCCCTTATGATCTGTTCTTTCATTTCGATATAATTTAGTTCACCCTTACTCTTACATAGATGCAATATCTCTCTATCAAAGTGATCTAATCCATTCTCTTCAACAATAAGCTTCACTGCTTCGCTTGATCCGCAGTATGTTTTCCAATCAGATTCCTTAACTGATCTACGTTTGCGCTTCTTTCCTTTCAGTGGTGGTTTAGTTACTTTCGAGAAGAAACCTTTCTTTCCGATGTATTTCATACCTGTATCCTTGTCGGTAACCATATAGACGAATCCAATATAGTCCTCGATCATCTCAGTAGTAAACTCCTCACCCTTGTAACTCCACATGGAGTTATTTATACCTTAATCCCAATTCAGAGATTCTGCACCCTCATACGAAACCTCAAGCTTCTTAGTTTCTTCAATGCTACTTGTCTGTTCAGCAATATTAGCATTTGTAGAATTGATTTTCCAGTCTACTGCTGATTGACCAATAGCATACAGAGAGATAAGCCCATTAACAGACGCTAATGATACTGTCATAAGATTCACAATGGCTGTGGCTGACTCTGGATTGCCTGCAATGAGAAACAGTGAGAGCGCAGCGAAGAGTGCGTTGAATGAAATTCCAGCGATGAGAGCTATAAATTTCTTTGATTTAAATGGTAGTTTATTCATATTCTGCTTCTAATGTATTAAATGGAGTAGGTCTATAATTTGATTCGCCTTCTTCGTTGAATTCGGGTGTCGCACAACCTGAGAATACGAGTGCCGATAATATTAAAATGTAACGTACCAGCATGAGTCTATCTCCTTCTTTGTTAATTTTAGTTGTTCACCATTTTGAGGTTCAATGTATATCAGTTTGCCGTTTGTATAAACAACATTGATTGCATGACCAGACGTCTTTTTTCCACCTATTAGATAGAACATAACTCCAACTGCAATGCCTTCGTATGTTTCCATGCTTGCCCTTTCTCGGGCTTCCATTGTTTTAGCATGAGATATATTAGCACATACAAAATATGCAAAGGCTTTATTATCGCAGTCTGTATATGTTTTCCACTTCTTAACCCCATTCGATTGCATCCACCAATTGAAATTATGATAGAACTTGCCTGTTATCCACTTTTCACTGGGCAATGCATATTCACTATCTGTTACAGAGATGTTAGCATTCCCAAAAACTGCACGAGCTTTGTAATAAAGCGATGAACCTTTTAATGTTTTCATATATCTATTTATTCAAACTCATCGGTCTCGATCGGATCGAACTCTCCGAAGTTTTCTTCACCACAGAATGGGCAATATGTTGGCATTAGGTCTTCATCAACATCTTGTTCAAGCCATTGAACAGTATATTGAGAAGCGCAGGCGTTACAGTATTGTGTTTCTTTAATCATTATTATCCTTCGCACGATGCGCATTGAAGTAAGTTACGAGAGAGTTCTTGAGATGGATTAGTACCACGATGATAGTATAGTGTCTTTACACCTTGCTCCCATGCGAAGATAAGAAGTTGATTTACTTCCTTCGGTGGAGTCTTAGGATGAATCATTAGATTAATACTCTGCGCCTGATCAATGCTCGTTTGACGGATAGCAGTCTGAATAATAACCTCCTTCTGAGAGATCTCACCGAACGTCTTAAACACGTCTTTCTCATGATCAGATAAGAAGTCGAGGTGCTGAACTGAACCTCCGTGCACTAGAATAGATTTCCATGTTGGACCGTTATTCTTGCTATAAGCATCAAGCACTCTTTCTAGATATGGATTCTTATATGTAAACTTACCCTTTGCNAGGTCTTTAACGAAGTAGTTACTGTTAAGAGGTTCAACACTCGGNGATACTTGACCAAGAATAAACGAACTTGATGTAGTAGGAGCNATNGCCATTGTAGTGACATTCCTACGACCATAACCCTTCAATAATTCAGGTTCACCATATTCTTTTGCAAGAGACGCAGATGCATCATGCGATTCTCTTTTCATGTATCTGAAAATGTCAGTCGTGAGCTGCTTTGCTTCAAAGCTTT